AGTTTCCTCGCTTGTAAGGTGGTTTTAGGCCGGTGAATAAATTTTCTTTAAAAATTGTATGACGGAAATCTCACATATATTATAAAATAAATGTATATTTGCAATATGTGTAATTGGAAAATAATTAAGAATTGTGAGAATTATGTTGTGAGTGATGAAGGGGAAATAAAAAACCTCACAACCGGGGAAATTAAAAGAAAATCAAATCACCCCAAAGGCTATGACCAGGTATCTGTTTGTGGTCAAAATTATCTTGTTCATAAATTGGTGGCAGAGGCATTTATCCCCAATCCGGAGAACAAGCCTTGTGTTGACCATATTGACGGAAACAAGAAAAACAATGCTGCTTCAAACCTGAGATGGGTGACTTACCACGAAAACAATTCCAACCCGAACACCAAATGGAATAACAGCACTTTGTTCAAAAATGGCAACACTCCCTGGAACAAGGGGAAGACAGGTGTATATTCCGAAGAAGCCAAGAAACAAATGCTTGCTGGCTCAATAAAAGGAGGGGCCAGGATGAAGGAAAAAGCGGAAGAAAGGAGAAATGACCCTGAGTGGGAAAGAATTGTTGAAGAGTACAAGAAGAGGCAGAGGGAATTTGCAAGAGATTACTATGCCGAAAATAAGGATATCATACGGGCCAGGGAAAATGGGATGAGTGTTGAAGAATATATCAAATGGAAGGAAGAAAGGGCTGAGAGAACCAGAAAAAAGAAGGAGGCTCATGAAAGAGCACAAGCCAGGAAGCAGTATAAACTTGAACACCCTGATTGGAAAAAAGAGGAAAAGAAAAAATATCAAGAGGAACACAAGGAAGAGTTAGCCCAAAAGAGAAAGCAATATAGGCTTGAACATATTGATGAAATAAGAGAGAAGGACAGGTTGAGAAAAAAGAAAAAACAGGCGGCCGCATAGACCACCTGTTTTTTCATAAACCAAATGTATCATCGGTAAAAATCAGTCTGTCATTCTTTTTCCGCTTGAAGGAATAGAATTGCTCACATTGCAGGGTCTTCTTTATGTAAGCATATCCTTCACTCTCGCTAACCTCGCCTTTAAATTTTTTGAGGGAGGTAATCATCACATCCTGGAGTATGTCTTCCTGGGTCTTGGAATTGACTATCACCACATCACCTTTCACCATACTTTTAAACTCATTATAGTGTTTTGTAATAATCTCGCTAATCAACATCCTCAAACAACTCATCTAACACCCTTATTATTTCCTCTGCCGACACATGCCCCTGCTCTTTTGCATGCCGCTCTCCGTGACACTCATGGCAAAGAGACATAAGGTTATCATAGTCCAGCAAAAGACCATAGTTTATCTCGCCATTTTTAAAAGGACTCTTGATATGGTGCACTGAAGTTGCTGGTGTTATTTTCCCCTTGGCCAGGCAGTCAGCACAGATTGGGTTATTTTTCAAATAAGTTTCTCTCAACTTCTTCCATTGAGTGTTGTTATACCCTTTCTTTCTCAATTGCCTCATATCTGTCTCTTTCCTCTCAAAAGAGTTTCTCTTCTTCTTCTCCGGTTTGTTTATCCAGGCCATTTTCCTTCTCATTTTTTTTCTTATCTATCAGTCTGTACACATGTTCCTCATTAGTGGTCAACCATGAACCGACTATTGTCCTAATCAGCATCGAATAACCTACACCGAGTGTTTCAGACATCTCATGTAGCACCTGTTCCTGCCATGGACTCAGCCTGACAGACACCTTGCAACTTTTATTCATATCCATCTTTTTTTAATAATAATATAGTCCAATTATTTAAAAAATAAAGGGTTATACCAAATTGTCCGGGGTCTGGCAGGGAATAAAAAGGCCTTTTTCAAGACTGTAAACCGCCTTCCTTTCCCAGTGTCGGTTTTCCTTTTTTCCAAATTCTGTTGTATGCTTGACCCACATATAGGCATAACCCAAAAAAGCATCTTGTAATGACTTGTGGCTGAACAACACCACTCCATCAGCGGCCAGGATTGAAAGGCATGACCTGGGGTTTTTCATCATCTTATCCCACTTGCAGCCCTCGAACTCCCCGGATTCGGTTTCCGCATTCAGTATGTACACCGGGGTTCCTGTGGCGATTGTGCAACCTGAGAACTTGTCGAATATGCTTTTGCTGCATCCGCCTGTGAAATAACACCGCCACTCTCCATTTTCCTTGAATGTCCAGCCCCCGGTTATAGTTTTGTTCTCCAATGGGTATTCTGTATTTGCTGTTGAGGTAAGCCAGGCATCACTTATTTTATAATCCTCAACACTTGAAATCCTGTGCCCGATAATTCCTGTGCTGCCACTATTTTCCTGCAACAGGCAACACACATAATCTGTTCTTGCTGTCTCTATTTGTTTTTTCATTATGTCCTTTTTCATATAAATAGTCTGGTTTTTCAAAAAAATTGTGTCCGCCTACAAAATCCCTTTTTCTCTAAAGTTAAATATATGGCATTATTCGATTTTTTAAAGAGAAAGGAAGAGCCCAAACAGCCAGAAGAGGAAAGAGGGTTGTTTGACGGGCTTGGGCTTACATATAGCACCATGTCTTCTTACGCCAATACAAAGGCAATGAGACTTGCTACGGCATTTGCTTGCACCAATATCATTAGTAATGCGGTCGCACTTCTCCCAATCAAGGTAAAGAAGTATGATAATGGGAAAATGGTTGATATCGAGCACCCACTTAAAAAGGTTCTCAATCTTACCCCAAACCAGAAATACAATCACTTCAACCTCTTTAAGTTGCTGATTGAGAGTGTAATACTCAATGGTAATGGCTATCTGTACATAGAGAGGGATGAGCGGTTGAATGTCAAGGCACTCCAACTCATCGACCCTGCATTTGTGGAGCCTGTTCCCCAGGGCGATGGTACTGTGAAGTACATAGTTGCAGGTATGGACAGTGCAGTGGATTCAATCAACATGATTCACATATACCAGCACTGCGATACAATGTTCAATGGCATAAGCCTCTTGAAATATGCTATTAACACACTGAATGCGGCATGGGATACCGAAGACCAATCCAACAAGTTCTACAAGCGAGGTGCCGGTCTGCTCGGTGTGTTGAAGGCTGCTGCTCCCCTTACTGATGCCCAGAAGAGCCAGATTGCCCAATCCTGGGAGAAATCCATCAGCAGGACATCAGGCGGTGGTGTTGCTATCCTTCCCCAGGGCCTTGATTTCCAGGCAATATCTGTGAACCCTGAGGATGCACAACTCCTGGAGGCAAGGCAGTACAGTGTAATTGACATCTGCCGCTTCTTCAATGTGTCTCCACTGAAAGTATTTGATTATAACCACCTCAGTTACAATTCACTTGAACAGGTGAGCCTTTCATTCCTCCAGGATACCATACTTCCATATGTACAATTACTGGAAGATGAGTTCAACAAGAAACTCTTCAAACCGAGCGAGGTTGGCAAATATTATACTGATTTCGACTTTACACAGATGCTTCAGGCAGATAAGAAGTCAGAGGTTGAATATTACAGGGCTCTTGTCACGAATGGAATCCTGAGCCTGAATGAGGTTAGGGATAGGCTTGGTTTTGCCCCCGTGGATGATGATTATGCAGATAAGCACTGGATGCAAATCTCCTATGCTCCAATAGATGCTATCGCAGAAGGAAAATACATAAAAGGTAAGGACCAAGAGCAAGTCCAAGATGATGGAATTGACGGTAAAGCAATAAAGACCGGGGAATAGTCCTCGGTCTTTATTGTATTTTGAAAGAAAAACCATGTATAGACTTGGCCTTTCCTACACTATTACAAATTTTCCACACATCCCGGTAATTGCAGTGAGTGTAATCTGAAGCCTCTTTCATACTACTACATTTTTTCAATAATTTCCCCGATTCATTATAGACATAGCAATATTTCGGTGCATTGAAAGAATTGTTTTTTCTTGCTGCTTCTCTTCTTTTTCTACCTGCACCATCATATGAATTGTTGTGTGAGTATGATGCCCATTCAATATTGCTGACAGTATTGTTTGACGGGTTGCAGTCTTTATGATTTATAAGTGGCAGATTATCCGGATTCGGTATAAATGTTTCTGCCACAAGCCTATGGATATAAAATTGTTTTGGTTTTCCATTTTTTGTTAAAACAATGCTCTGGTATCCATCTTTTCTTGTGGAAACCTTCATTATTTTTTCCTTTTTAGTGTTGTTATAGTCGAGGCTTTTTATATTTCCAATGTTGCTTATTTGATATAAACCCTCATAACCTTCAATATCTTTCCAAATCTCTTCCATATTGCAAATATACAAAAAAATGTCCGCACTTTTTTCCCCTTCTTTTTAAAATTAAATAAACATGATTTGCGGAGGAAGAATATACAAAGGTCAGGACAATTACATTGAACTGTATGTGCCTGATGCAAGCGGTATAACCGGAATTGAAATCTACACCGGGGGAGAATTGAAAATCACCCCGGAGGAATATGAGATTGTTGATGACAATACCATCGGAATCAACCTGACAGCGGAAGACCTTGACCCACTTGAGGATGGTGTAATCTACTACACTGTCGAGTATGAGGATGGTGGTATGGGAACAAACTCCAACTACTATTTGAAAACCCCTGTCGGTTATACAGCCAGCACCCTTGATGAACTCATTGAAGAGGCATATGATGAGGGTTATGCCGATGGGTATGATTTGGGATACCTTGATGGGTATGATACCGGCTATACAGAAGGGTATGAGTCTGGCTATACTGACGGGTCTGAATTATGCCATGATTATTCCGGTGATTATTTTACAATTGAAGCACTTGAGGATGGAGTTTTCAATATAAACCGAAGCCACAATGATTTATATTATTCCATGGATAAAGGCGAGACTTGGATTCCATCTGTAGAAACAGGAATTACACTATCTTCCGGTGATACTATTTCTTTCAAATGGATAATGCAAGATACCCAACCAGGAGAAACTGCATGGAGTACTTCTCCAATCAAATATAACACAATTGCATTCAAAACATATGGCAATTACTTGTCAATGGTTTATGGTGATGATTTTGCAACAGGTACCTCATTGGAAAACAAAGTGGTAATTCCAGGTCTGTTCTATGAGTGTACAGGTCTTGTTGATGCTTCAAATTTGAAATTGGTGGCAACACAACTTGGCAAACATTCTTATGAGAATATGTTCTTGGGTTGTACAAATCTTGTTGCGGCTCCTGAACTACCGGCTGAAATATTGGCACCAGGTTGCTATATGAGCATGTTCAAAGGGTGCACAAGTCTAACAACCGCTCCAGAACTTCCGGCAACAGCATTGTATTCACAATCTTATTGGGAGATGTTCTCTGGCTGTACTAACTTAAATTACATTAAATGTTTAGCAACAGATATATCTGCATCATTTTGTACCAGAGGTTGGGTTGATGGTGTTTCTTCAACCGGTACCTTTGTAAAGGATGCAAATACCACCTGGCCAACAGGTCCTAATGGTATCCCTTCCAATTGGACTGTGGTAGATGCTTCTTAAATAAAAGGACTATATCTTCTTCTCATTTACCTTTTTCCACTCCTGGGGTTCTCCTTGGAGTGGTTTTTTATGACGCAAATTTCCATGCAAATCCGCCTGTTGTTTTTCTCCTTCCGGTTAAACAGTGACTTATGGCAGATATTGATAGACCAGTTTCATTTGCCGCATCTGTTATAGAGTACCAATAGCAAAGTTCCGTACCATCTTTTGATAATTGGATTATTCTTTTTTTGTTTTTTTCAGACCTTCTCTTTATTGCTGTACCATAATTTGAATTGTACTTCTCATCACACCATTCCAGGTTTTCAACAGAATTATCAGTCTTCACCTCTGATTTATGATTCACCTGTGGTAGATTATCAGGATTTGGTAAAAATGCTTTTGCTACTATACGGGAAACAAGCACATATTTTCTCTTTTTGTTTTTGTACAGCCACACCCTGCAATACCCACTTTTATCAAGCATTTGGACAAGTATTTGCCCATGTAGTATTCTTTCGTGGTCGGTACCTTTTCTAAAAATACAGGTACTTCTGTCTAAACTTTTTATTCTTCCTTGGTTACTTACCTGATATATTCCTTCATACCCAGGTACATCTTTCCATATCTCTTTCATATTGCAAATATACAAATAAATATCTGGTTTTTTGAAAAAGGTGTCAGCCGAATCACTCCCTTTATTTCTAAATAACAAATTAAAAACATTTAGAATTATGCAGATTAAAATTAATGGTGAACAAAAGTTCTCCGCAAAGAAAGAAAGTTTTGCGGTTGCACCAACTTCCAGCGGTTACCAGATTGCTTATTCAGCGGATGGCACCAACTGGACTTTGGATACTGATGCCATTGTACCTGCAAATGAAAACCTTATCTATCTTGGTTCGATGCAGTATGCGTGGTACAAACTCTCCGGAAATACAGACACCGAAACCCAAATAATTGTCTAAATACCAGATGAACTATGATAGTAAATAAATACAAATATGGCGGAAGCGGTTCTGGTTCAACATCTTATTCTGCTGGTGAATATATTTCCCTTGAAAATGATGTGATTTCAGTTACCGGCATAACTCCGGACCTGTATCTCACAACCGCAGATACCCAGGATTTTGTGACCGAAGCAGATATTACGGCCGCAACAAGCCCAATCCAGACCCAACTTGACGATATCGAAAGGGTTACTGCTACTGCACTTACAGAACTCCATAATGATATACTTGAAATCTCCGGTTCTACTCCGGACCTTTCAAACTACTACACCAAGGCCGAAACAAATGCTGCAATCACCGGAGCAACCCAGGGATTGGCAACAGAGGCATATGTAGAAGATGCAATACAGGAGGCTATGACTGGATTTACTCCAGAACTCCCAAGTTATCTTGACCAGGAGGTTCTGGAAGCGAAGGAAGAGGTTATCGCAAGTGCTCTTACCCACCTCCAGAATGAAATCCTTGATATTTCTGGCGATACCCCTGATTTGTCAAATTATTATACAAAGGCCGAAACAAATGCTGCAATCACCGGGGCAACACAAGGATTTGCAACCCAGGCATATGTTACTGGAATAACCAGCTCTCTTGATACCAGGCTTGGAACTGTAGAAGCGTATATACCTGACGATGATGACCCAGACCTTCAAGACTATTTTGTATACACAAAGAGTGGGCTTATTGGGGTAGGAGTAAATGTTGACCCTGTAAATTATGTAGTAAAATGCACCCAGAGTGATTATGATATTCTGGAAGCGAATGGTTTGATTGACAGCAACACCTTCTACATTATTGTTGAAACCCAAGGATAATAATAATTAAAAAGAAGCAAAGATGGATTATACAAATCACATAAATAAGTATGATAATTCAGCGGCTATCCAGGCCGCTCTCGATGCCGGTACCCTTGTGAATCCTTATGTTGCGATGACAAGTGCCGGAACACTTGATTTCAATTCGCTCCAACCAACCCCTCCTGTACCTCCTGTACCTCCAACCCCTCCGACACCAGCAGAAACCCCACTTTCATTTGAAGTAATCTCTGCCGGTACTATTACCATAGAAGGAATGCATATGCAAGATTGTGAGATTAAGGTAAATGATGGTGCTTGGTCCTCCTATGGAAGCGAAACACAAACATCTTTTTCTGCCGGTGATATTATCTCGCTCAGGTCTTCGCAGTATAGTGCAGGTAATTCAATCATTAACAATTATTCTTCAACAGCCAAATACAAGGTATTCGGTAATGTAAACTCGCTCTTCTATGACGGTACTGATGCTTGGAAAACATCGACGGATGCACATTATCTAAGAGGTTTGTTCTCTTATCTAACCGGTTTGACTGATGCTTCTGAACTCATACTCCCAGCAATGGACCTGATTATTGGCAGCAGCAGTTCAACTGAACACATTTATGAAAATATGTTCTATGGCTGCGAAAATTTGACGGCTGCTCCTGTACTTCCAGCAACCGGCTTGTCAAAATCCTGTTATGCATATATGTTCTATAATTGTACAAGCCTTACCGCCGCTCCGGCTCTACCGGCACTTATACTTGCAGATAATTGTTATGAAAGCATGTTCTATATGTGTAGTAGCCTGGCCGAATCTCCTGTACTTTCTGCGGCAACCCTTGTGCCTGAGTGCTACAAGGGTATGTTTAGTAATTGTAGTAATCTAACAGCCGTAACCTGTCTTGCTACTTACATATCCGCTACTGACTGTACAAACTATATGTGCAATAGTTCTTCGTCTAATGGTGTATTCATTAAGAGCCCTTCAATGACCGGTTGGACTTACAATGGTATGTCTTATGACGGAATTCCTGCTGATTGGAAGGTTGCAGATTATCCTAGCAGAGTCGAATATATTCGCTTTGTCGGTGTCCTTGCCGATTCGGTTGGGGCACAGAACCCTGTCACTTTTGACACCGAGTTCCCAATTAATGATAACTCTTTGACTATTGAATATTCCAACTATACAAGTACAGCCTATCAGGGCCCTCTCAAATATTTCCAGGTTATTGCCAGGGGTGTTCCAATGACAATCCAGGAAATAAGATATAACTACAAAGAGATTTGCAATTCCAATGGCTACTGTGAAGGTTATTATAAAGTAGATGAAAGCAGGGATAATAGTTCTTATGGCCAAACTTATGTTGGAGATACCGGTTCGACACATGAGATTGATGATATCAGAATCTCCATACAGACCGGTGGCCTTTACTATGGTTATGACCCTGTTTATGTCTATACTGCTGAATATAACCAAGTGTTAAGTGTTCAGTGCGATTGCGATGTATGCGACCAATGCCCTGACCCTTGTACAGAATGCTCTGACCCTCAATCAAGCCAGGAATGCTGCGAATGCCAGGGTGGAACTTGGACCGGTGATGCCTCAGAGCCTTGCCAGTTGCCTGTATAATGAAAGTAGGAATCATAGCAATCGCCAAATGTGAAAACTTATACCTAAAAGAATGGATTGACTATCACCTGGGGCTTGGATTTGACCAGATTATCATAGGATTAAATGATGATGAGTTCAAGCCCCCAGTGATAAATCCAAGAGTAAGGTATGAGAACTGGGCCGGTGTGTCTCCTTTGCAAGTAAAGGCCTATACCGCTATGTACAAGAAATTCCAGCACTATTTTGACTGGCTTTTGTTCATTGACATAGATGAATTCCTGGTCCTGGAAAAAGAAATGAATGTGAAAGACTTCCTCAAAGACTTTAAGAATGATATAATCCGGGTGTCCAGCAAGCATTTCACCGATTCAAACATGCTTGATGTGGTTGATGGGGATTATAGTGTCTTTAAAAGGTTTACCGAGGTATCAGAAGGAGGCGATAACACATTTGTTAAGTCCTTCATAAACACCAGAATAGAACTTGGAGAAATGAAAGTCTATGGACACGGAATTTATGATGATAGCCTTGATGCTGTGAATGTCCTTGGTCAGCCGTGCGAGAATAAGGACCCACATGTGAAGAATATAGTCCATAAAAGGTGCTGGCTCAATCACTACCGCACAAAAACCATAGGCGAGTACATCAGGCAGAAATACACAAGGGGCGGTGCAAATAATAATGCAATCCGCTACACGAGATGGGAAACTTACTTTTTCAAAACAAACAGGAAGACCCAGGAAAAAATTGATTATGCAAATAAACTAATAAAAGAAATTGAAAAATGAGATACATAAAATCCTTTGCAAATGATTCCGCTATCCAGGAGGCGGTAGATAACAAGACCCTGGGCAAACCTTATGTGGCTTTAAATGAGAGTGCTGGTACTATTGACTGGAATGGGAAAGACATCGACTATTCCAAGATGTACCTTACCATCGAAGCACTTAAGGATGGTGATTTTTATATTAAAAAGAATGATACGGAGCATTCTGTGAATGGAGGCGATTGGGTATATGGTAAAGCTACTCTTTCCTTGAGCAAAGGCGATACTGTGAGATTAAAAGGGACTGCCGGTGGTAGAGGATGTTTCTCAGGCAATACTTTGGATTTTAATGTCTATGGTAATATTGAGAGTTTGGAGTATGGCGATGATTTTATCGGAAAAACAAACTTTGTTAATTTACGCCCTTATGCTGACATGTTTAAATATTGTAACATGTTAATTAACTCCGAAAACCTCGTATTACCTGTAACAACTTTGAATAGTGAATGTTATGCGAATATGTTCGAGGGCTGTACCGGTCTTATAACAGCACCAAATCTACCAGCTGGAGTTTTGGCAAACAGATGCTATAAATGGATGTTCTTTAATTGCAACAGTCTTAACTATATCAAATGTCTTGCAACAGATATTTCAGTAAGCGATTGTTTAAATGCTTGGGTTGGTGGTGTTTCCCCTACCGGAACCTTTGTGAAGAAAGCAGGAGTTGAGTGGTCAACAGGAGCATCGGGTATTCCAGATGGCTGGACTGTAATCGAGGAATAATAATACAAACAAAAGAAAATGACGAATAAAGAAATAACTAATGCGTATTATGGTTCTGACCAGGTGGAGAAAATATATCTTGGTTCTGATGTCATTTGGCCAGCACAAGAACCAGGGCCTGAACCTGCACATGATTATAGCAAGGACTACCTTACCATAGAGGTGGTAGGTGACCCTGGGTATGAAGGTGCTTTGACAATAAGAAACAACCTGGTCCAATACTCTCTGAATGGTGGGCCATGGACAAACAACACTATACTAGATTACCTTCACCCTGGCGATATAATCAGGTTCCGGGGAAATGAGAATTCGGCAACAGGACAAGGTAATTTTTCCGGAAATACACTCCAATTCAAGGTGTACGGAAATATAGAATCCCTGGAATATGGTGACAATTTTAGTGGGCAGACTGCCACAAGGTTTAGTGGTTCTTTCCAAAATTGTTTTCGTGGTTGTACAGGACTTACAGATGCTTCCAACCTTGTTCTCCCGGCAACAGCACTTACATCCTCTTGTTACTATAACATGTTCTATGGCTGTACAAGTTTAACCACAGCACCAGAACTTCCTGCAACCACTTTAGCAAACACGTGTTATAATGGCATGTTTAATAGATGTGCATCTTTGACCAAAGCACCTGAATTGCCAGCAACTACTTTGGTAATGGGTTGTTATTCTGGTATGTTTAATAGTTGTACATCATTAACAACAGCACCTGTATTGCCAGCAACTACTTTGTATTCTGGGTGTTATCAAAATATGTTCTCTGGTTGCACAAACCTAGAAAGGGCTGAAATACATTCCACTACAGTAGGTTCAAGCCAAGCAACTAACATGTTCAGCAATTGCACAGCACTCAAAGAAATAATATGTTTATTTGAAAATCCGAACTCTTCATATACAAGAAACTGGGTTACTAATGTTGCAAGTTCCGGAACTTTCTATAAAAGCCCTAATGCCTCAGCATGGCCAACAGGAACATCAGGTATTCCTTCCGGTTGGAGAGTCGAAAACTATATTGAAGATTGCTGGAATAACTGGCAAAAAGAAGGGTATATGGATTATGAAGATTGCACATGCATGAAGTATGGAGATTGCCCATAACACTAATCAAAATCTTTCCAAATAGTAGATGGACTGCCTTTTCGGTGGTCCATCTTTTTTTGTCAGCCGAAACAACCCCTTTTAGGGTAAATACTTACGAATATGGAAAAAGAAATAAGACAATTCAATGTTGAATTTAATTCTGCCCCCGACAATTCATTAATTGAGGGCAGGGCAATTCCTTTCAATACCCCATCCCCGAACAGGGAAGGATTCAGGGAAACCATAGCCCCTGAGGCTGTTGATGGTGTATTTGAAAAGAGTGATGTATTCCTTCTTTACAACCATGATAAGTCCAAGGGATTTCTTGCCAGAAACAAAAGAGGCAAAGGTTCTCTTGCCATAGATGTAAGGGAGGATGGTGTGTATTTCTCCTTTGCCCCAGGAAATGACAACCTTTCCATGTATATCAAAGACCGCATCCAGAGGGGTGACCTTGATGAGATGAGTTTTGCATTTACGGTGGAATCTGATACCTGGGTAAAGGGTAATGATGGTGTCTATAACAGAACCATTAACAAATTTGACCATCTTTATGATTTCAGCATTGTAGACCAAAGTTATTATGGAATTGAAGGTGCTGTGAAATGTGCGAGATTCGCTGAAATCCAGGAGCAAGAAAGGCTTGAAAATGAGGCAAGAATGGCAGAAGAGGAAAGACTTGCCCAGGAAAAGAGGGAAGCAGAAGAGGCTGAGAAGGCCGAAAAACTCAAAGAATACTACTCCCAACTCAGGGAAGAGTACAAAGAAGCACTCGAAAGGGCTAAAGAACTGAACCAGGAGTAACTGGAGGACATTTTATTCACTCTATAGGGTAGATGCAATAATTATTTAAACAAAATAATGCAATGAGAAATATAAATGAAGTAAGAGAAGACATCTTGAACCTTCAGACCGAACTCGAGGGAATCATCAACACCGGGGAAGCGGAAGCAAGAGAACTTGGCGAGAATGAGACCAATAGAATGGCTGAAATCAGGGGCCAGATTGACACTCTCAAAGAAGAACTCGGTTCAATCGAAAATGAGAACCGCAAATTAGCAGAAGAAAATAATAATAAAGCAAAAACTGAAAATAAGATGAAAGAAATTAGACTTTTTGACCTCATTAAGGGTGTTGTTGAGAATAACATCACCGATGAGCAGAGGGCTTATGTGAATGGCAACCAAATCAACCTCAGGGCTGCTATCCAGGCTACTGTCGCAGACCATGGTGAAGAGAATGTCCCTGAAGACAAGAAGAGACTTGAAGTTGCTATCCGCAATGCTTCTGTCCTTGACCGCCTTGGTGCAACTTGGTTCTCCAATGCAGTAGGCAACATCCGCATCCCTAAGTATTCCGGAAGCCAGGTATTCTGGGCAGACTCCGAAAATGCTGATGCCGCTGATGGTGCTGGTACTTTCGAGGAAATTGAACTCTCTCCGAAGAGACTTACGGCTTACATTACCATCAGCCGCCAGTTCCTCGCCCAGTCCCCTGAGGATGCTGAATCCATCCTTATCAATGACCTCGCTGCTGCTATCTCCGAGAAACTTGATGAGACTGTGTTCGGTTGCGAAAGCGGTTCTACCGCAACTCCTGCTGGCCTTCTCAATGCCGATGCAGAGTATATGGTTACCGGTAAGACCATTGCTGACATGAGCTTCAATGATGTCCTTGAACTCGAGGAACTTGTTGAGGAAAAGAATGGTACCAACTTCGTATTTGTGGCCGACCCGAAAATCAAATATGCCCTCAGAGGCACTCAGATGGCTTCCGGCCTCCAGTTTGTCTGGGAGAATGGCGAAATTGATGGCCGCAAGGCTGTTGTTTCCAACTCTGTTTGCGAAGGCGGACTTATCTGCTTCGACCCTCGTGACCTCGCTGTTGCTTCTTGGGACAATGACATGGTAATCACTGTTGACCCTTACACCCTCGCTGGCAAGAACCAGATTAAGGTTACGGTTAACTACCTTGTTGATGCCAAACTCAAGGGTGACCGCATCTCTGCTGCAACTTTTGAAGCCTAATCATCATAATCATCACATCATATACAACTCATATGTACATCGAACTTGACTACGCGAAGAAGCACCTCAACATTGAGCAGGATTTCACCGAGGATGACGAATATATCCTTGGTTTAATCCAGATGGCTGAACAGGCTGTCAGGGTACATGTCAATGAGGACTTTGATACTCTTGCTGAACAGAATGGGGGTTGTTTACCAGCCCCCCTTCTCCAAGCAATGTTGCTGATGATAGGGAACATGTACCAGAACAGGGAGCCGCTTGGTACAAAGAACCAGGCCCTCCCATTTAACTACCAATACCTGATTGACCTTTATAGAAACTACCTCAACTAATGATTTACAGCGGAAAATTGACAGAAATACTTGAATTCTACCAGGTTGTAGAAACACAGAGTGAAAGTGGTTACAAGAGCACCAAAGAGGTTTTTATGTTCAAGGTCAGGGCTGAAAGGCTCAAAAACAATGAAAACTATGTGGTAAATGCGGATGAACTCTTCCACTCAAGCGAACTTAGGTTCAGGATTAGATACCGCAAGGAAATCAAAGAAACTGACATAGTGGTATATGAGGGTCAAAGGTATAGGATAACAAGTCTGGATAAGTATATGGAGGATAACCAATTAACAATAATCTTGGCAAAAATAAATGAATAATGATTTGTAACAACTCACTTGGTTCATGCCAGAAATGGTTTGTAGGCAATGCGATAAGGGAAATCCTGCTTTCCAACCCAGATGTCTTTGAACAGGTTGGGAATCATATCTATCCTCTTGTAGCGGCCGAGAACACAAAAGGTGACTTCATAGTTTATCTCAGACAGAAATATTCAAAATCTTATGTCAAGGCCGGGGTTTTCGAGGATGAATGCGAAGTGGCTGTGATTGCGATAAGTGAAAACTATGACAATGCTATTGCTCTTGCAAGCAAAATCGACAATGCCCTGACCGGAACACATAGAAATGATGAGGATGGTTGCACACTTGACATCACCCTCGCAGACAGCACCGAGGTCTTTGAAGACAACAAATATATTGAGACCCTGGTATTTACAATAAAATAAAAATAAGAATTAAAAAAGAAAATAAATTATGGCATGGTCTGTAAACAATGACTTGGTTAAGGGCAACAATATGTGGCTTTACCTCGTGGACCTCGGTACCGGTGGCACGATGACCTCTGGTATGGTTGAAGATGCGAAGGTTCTCGCTTACTCTCAGTCTTGCTCTTTCGAAATCAACAGCGATACCCTCGATGTAACCACGAAACTTTCTTGCAGGTGGAGTGCTGTTATGCAGGGTAATGCTTCTTACACTGTTTCTTCCGATAACCTTTACTGCCTCCAGTCGAGTGCAGCAGCAAATGATGCTATTACTGTTGATGACCTCTTTGAGGCAATGGTTGAAGGCGAGAACCTGGGCTGGGTTATGGCTCAGGATAGTTCTGATGAATGCGGAACTGTCGGTGGACCTGACACCTCGAAACCTCATTATTTCGGAGAGGCAGCTATCACGAGCCTTTCTATAGTCGCCGGGAATAACGAAATTTGCACGAGTTCAATTACTCTTACCGGTTCCGGTGAACCTAAGAAGGGCGGTGCTTAATCGGTTTTAAATGTGCGGATTAGGGAGTGGCAATCGGGCTACTCCCTTTTTGTTTATGCTCTCTAAACTCTTCCACTGTCCATCTGTTACCCCTTTGTGAGTTACAATATACGCAAGCACATACACAATTCTCAGGGGTATGTGGCAAAGAATTGTCAATCCGGTCACAACCAAGTTTTCTCCAATCAGATTCGCCACAATATGTGCAAGATGAAGCGAATATGTTTTCCAATATCCACTTCTGAGTCAGTGTGCAAACCCCTGTGCCTGTTTCCTTATCAACCCGCTTATAACTCCCAAGCATACTTTTAGCCCTCCCCCGGGGAGTTTTTATATATTCTTTTTGAAGGTCTGCATATTCCTTTTTATGCCCCGAGTAATAAAGTTTACCTGCTTCTTTTATTTTTTCTCTGTTGTTTTCTTTGTACTTTCTTTTTGAAGGAAGGTCTCTCTTTAATTTCTCTTTCCAGGCTTCTTCACCATACAATTCAATAAATCCTTCTTTACTTTTTCTCCTTAATTTCTCTTTCCAGGCTTCTTCACCATGCAATTCAATAAACCTTTTTTTGCTTGTTCCCATATTGCAAATATACAGAAATAATTTGAAATAAATGTCCGCACCGGCAATCCCTTTTTCATTAAAAGAGAAGATGGGATTATTTAAAAAGAAAAAGAAGGAGGAAGCGGTAAAGCACACTGATTTCAGCAAATACAAGATTAAGATAAATGGGAAAACAATGTGTGCATATGAGTCTTTGACCGGGAAACCCTTCCTCAAAATAGAGACAGAAGACGAAATAAAACACCTTTTCTATTGCTCTCTTGTGATAAACAATGAAGAGTTCTCAACAATGGAGTATGGTGTCTTTGAATACCTGTTGCTTGACCAGGAGGTTGTGTCTTGGATGAGTGATGAGTATGTCAAGATAGGCAAATACCTGGCACAATTCAAAGCCGGAATCGGGGATTTTGATGAAGGCGGAAATATCCAGGGGGAGGAGGAAGAAAATAAGGCCTTTTATATGCTTGAAGCGGTAACCGGTCTGATAGTAAAGATGGGGATGGACCCACACTATGTCTATTACGAAATGGAAGAGTGGGAAATTTCTTACTACTACCGAATGATGCAGGAACTTGAAAGAAGCAGATTGGCAGAGGAAAGACTGTGGACTTATCTCCAGGTGCTTCCACATGTAGGAAAGAAACTTGGCGGTCCTGAGAAACTACTTCCTTTCCCCTGGGAGAATAGCAAGAAGAAACTTGAAGACAAGATGAATAAAGATACTGCTGCTGCGGTTGCTTTTTTAGGAGGAAAAAGAAATGGCACAAAACAACCTGACGATAACACTTAACAAAAAGGAACTTGCCGCTGTGAATCACTGGCTTTCACAAATGAGTGATGTTGACCAGAAAAACACTGTGCAAAATGCATTGAAGTCCGGGGCACAGATAATCCAGAATGCAGGAAGGGCAAACTTCGATGCAAGGAACAAGTCTGTGACCGGGAACCTGAAAAGGTCTTTTGCTTTGAAGGTCAATAAGAAAAAGGCCTATGCTCTGTCTGGTTTCAAGAGACCTGGCGGCGCACATGCCCACTTGATTGACAGAGGTACCAAGAAAAGATACACCAAAAATGGCTATTACAGAGGCAGTGTGTCCAAAGATGCCCCAAACAAGGGTTCAATGTTCTGGACCGATGCAGTAGAGAGCAAGGGTCCGGAAGCACTCAACAGGATAATGGATGCTGTCTATAAATCTTTGCAAGAAATAACAAATAGAAATAACTAATAGTATGGCAAGAAATAATATGAATTTCACTGCCTCTTTGAGACTGAACTCAACCCAGTTCAAGAAGGGAATTGCTGATGTACAAAGGAGTTTGAAAAGTCTCCAATCATCTTTCTTATCCCTTGCCGGGGCTCTTGGTCTTGGTCTAAGTCTCAATAGGCTTGGCTCATCCCTGATGGATACCGCAACCAAGATGTCAACAGCAAAGAATGTCTTGGAAAATGTATCGAAAGAAATCGGGGAATATGGGGAGAACCTTCAATGGCTCAGAAAGATATCCAATGAGTATGGCCAGGACTTGGTCACTCTCATAAACTCTTTTGCTCAATTCAGGGCTGCTGCTGCATCATCTAACCTTACCCTGGAACAGATGAGGGATGTCTATGAATCCCTGACCAGGGCCGCTGGTGCTTTCCATATGGATTCCAAGAGAACCAATGATATGATGATGGCTGTCACCCAGATGCTTTCCAAGGGAAAGGTTGCTGCTGAGGAACTTAGAAGGCAATTGGGTAATGCTCTCCCTGGTGCTTTCAACTTGATGGCTGAGGCTGCTTACAATGCCGGTATTATCACGGAGAACTCTACTGCCGAATTGGAAAAGGCTATGAAGGATGGAAGGGTTATGGCAGAACAGGTGCTCCCGGCATTTGCAAAAGTGCTGAATGATGTAACCGAAAATGCTAATTTTGAATCCCTCCAATCCTCTATTAACAGGTTGAAGAACACCTGGGTTGAGATTGTAGAAGCCGGTAGATTTGAGAACCTTTACAAGGGTATTATTGACGGTGCGAATGGTGTGCTGAAATTCTTCTCCGAGGGGTTCTGGCCAAAAATCTTGGGAGGTATTTCCGGTGTTGCCAGTGCCATTATGATGCCGAAAGCATTTAAAAAATTCATGTCCGGGGCAAAGGATATCTCTGCTGCTGCTCAGGTTGAATTTGAGAAAATATACAAGAGTGCTGATGCTTTGGATGACAAACTTGGTAATATGATGAAACCTGTAAGGGGAATGGGTTTCCAAAAAGGGTTTGCCAGGTGGAGAAACAGCACAATGCAAGGCAATTATGGCTATTATAAACCCACAAAACAACAGTATGATATTCTGGAAGCCGCTGGTGTTGATGTGAATGAGTTCAAAAAAACAGTAGCGGAACTTAATGATGAGATACTGAAACTGAACCAGGCAAGTAGAGCGGCAGGAGCAGGAAAACTTATATCCAACAAAGATGCAAAGGCACTTGCCGAATACAATGCTCAACTCAAATCAACTTTAAAAACAGCATATCAGGTACCGCAAGCAATCGAAAAAACCACGACAGGAGTAAAAGGGTTAAATGTGGTTTTCAATGGACTTGTAGGTGTTTTGAAAAAGGTTGGTGCTGCTTTCAAGGCCGCTTTCTCTGCACTGGCAATCGGTGCAATCATAGGTGGTATCACATATCTTGTTGGCAAATTGGTTGAGACAAGGCAAGAGGCAAAGAGAATAGCCGGTATTGCTGATAACATGGTCGATACTGTCAATAATGCCGGTGGAGAGAATAACAAGACCCTTATCCAACTTACACAAATCAAGAAAGCCCTGGAAGGGATAAATGACGAGACAGACAATAACAAGAAAGCACAACTTATAAATGAGGTAAATAAAGCCCTTGGGTTGTCTCATGATAAGTGGCTCACAATCAAGGATGACATACAGAACAAAGTAATCCCGGAAATTGACAAGTATATCAATAAAATCAAGGAATTAGCAAGACAACAGGCCATCCTTGCAAATGTATCCTCAGCAACAAGCAGGGTAATACAACTTGAAGCAGAGAATGAGGGTTATAGGCAAGATGAAAACTATGGTAAGACAAAACAGTATTTTCTTCCTGGTGGTAGTAGCACAGTAGGTGCACCTCAACTTAATGTTGTTGAGGGCCTTACACCTGCTGCACAGAAACTACAAAACAAGATTGACAAGAACACACAGGAAATTAAAGAACTCAACAAGGGTATTGACCTGATATTGAAAGGAGCCAGTGAAGATACACTTTCCGCATTGTATGCCGGAAAAGATACTATTGACATACCAGGGCAGGGAGGACCGGATACAGCCGGAACAAAAGATAACAAGGCAACACCACAGAAAGCCCTGGATGATTACAAGGAGGAACTCAAAAAACTTGATAATCAATACAAAGCCGGTTCAATACTCGCCTCTGACTACAAGAAGAGGGTTGAAACCCTGAACCAGAAGGCTTTTGAAGAACTATCCGCATTTGGCTGGGATGATGCTTTGAAGGGTTTGAAGAACTCCGGGGATAAAGCACTTGCAGAAGAACTCAGGCAATTGGCAACCTCAAAACTCCTTGAAGGGCTTAATGACCCGGAGGAAATTGAGAAATTCGACAGGGCTATTGCTGATGAGGCAGAAAGTGCCTACAATAAGTTCAAGGAGGCCTGGGAAAGGTTCTTGGAATGGAGGAAGAAGAAACCTGTGCTCGGCAATGTTGATGATGAGGATGGGTACATGTACTCCAAGAGGAAGGAGAAAAACAAGACCTACACGGAGTATGAAATCCACTTCAATGAAGAGACCCTGCAAAACTTTAAAAACTATGTATCAGACATTGAATCATACATAAAAGACCTTAAAGCCGCAATGTCGGAGATGACAGACCCGGCCGAGATGGAAGGTCTGAACAGGCTACTTGCTGAAGCGGTCAAAAAACTGCAACTCGCACAGATTGCGGTAAAAGACCTCAAGACGAAAGCGAATATAGCCCAGTTGGAAAGTGACATAGCGGATTTGAAGAAGCAGGGCTTGGAAAGTATTTTCTCTTCTGTCACCAATCTGTCAGGTGGTATGGACAGGCTTTACAGGGCATACCAGTCGGTCATGCAGATAAATGACAGTACCTGGAAGAGTGAAGAACTCGAAAACTTCCTGACTGTGGTAAATGCACTTATCCAGGCTTTTGAGGTTATGAAGAGCATCATAAGTGCTGTGAGTGCGGCCGAGGAAATCTATACCAAGATTAAGGAGAAAGACTCTATGAAGGCCATTGCACTTAACCAGGCTGTTGCTGCATCAGAGGTTGCTAAGGCCACAGCAGCAGGAGGTGCGGCCGCTGCTGGTGCTGCATCTGCTACTGCGGCCATCCCGATTATTGGTCCGGCTCTCGCTATTGGTGCGGTAGCGGCTGTGGTTGCGGCAATTATTGCTGGTATGAAGAAATTTGCTCACGGAGGATTCGTAACTGGACCAAGGTTTGGCGACCGCAATGTGGTGGCAGCGAATGGTGGTGAGTACATAATGACCACCGCTCAACAGAAGAGGTTGCTCGACATAGTTGACGGTAAGGGCAATGTTGGTAAAAGTGGTGGAGGAGAAGTAGTCTTCAAAATACGAGGAGACCAATTGTGGGGTACTTTGCAAAACTACCAAAGGATTAAAAAGGGCTAATCAAAAGCCCTTTTTTTTGTCCGCATAGGTTCTCCCTTTTTAAATAAAGATTAAGAGATATGAATTTTAGAGGATATTTCAGTGATTTTGACTGCCATGAGTATGCTGTGTATTTCACTATGGACAACAGCAGCAACTGGACTGAGTTGCCTCTTGGCTCCAACCCGGTGGTTATTAACTACGCAAGCAGCACCCACTTGTTTTCCCCAACAAAAATCAGCACCTGTGCCATAAATGTGTTAAGCAATGACTACCTGGAACAACTCAATACTCCTTATGCCCAGGGTATCAAGGTGGAAATACATAACACCACTACCAATGAGATTGTGTGGAGGGGATATCTAAAACCACAGATTTTCAATATGGCTTATGAGAATTGCATGGAGAGCATCGACTTGGAGTGCTCTGACTGCCTTGCTTCCCTTCAGTATGTTGACTATACACCTGTCAATGGTAAGAAGCGGATTGTGACTTTCAAGAATATCATAGACCAGGCCTGTGACCTTGCCGGGGTTGATGGCTATTATTGGCCGATGAACAAGATGATTGACAGGACCACAGTATTGCCGAATCATCTTACCATCAGCGAGCAGAACTTCTTTACCGAAGACACAGATGAGCCCTGGAATTATTTCACTGTCCTGGAAGAGATGTGCCGGTATCTTGGCCTTACCCTTGTCCAGTGGGGAACTTATTTCTATTTCCTTGATATGCAGACCTTCCACGCAAATGAGAGAATGTCTATGACCTTCTATGCAAAGAACACTCATTACTCCGGGGTACAGGAAACTCTTGACGCATCTGTGACCATCAGCGAAAGCACCTATAAAGGAAGCGGTCACCAGATTAGTTATGAACCTATTTACAGCAAGGCCACTGTAAAGTCCAATTTCTATTACCCTGATTTCTTTCTCCCTGATATTGAGAATGAAGACAAACTCACCAATAGATATGGCGGCACCAGGCTTATGGAGATACCAAGTGTAATCAACCAGCCGAGTACCACAAATGGTGTTGCGAAGAAAACCTATGACAATGAGAAATTTGAGGGTGATATCAGGTATGCTCCGGTCCTTTATAACAATGAAGGGAAAAGAAGGTTTGATGCCCAGGATACCCTATATCAGTACTATAACAGGATGTATGACCATGATTGGTATGAGAGCAAGTACTATGACTATGACACCTTGCAGCCTGTTGACCTTCCTGATTCTGCCAAGTCTTCAACCGCCTGTACAAAGATGTGGATAGGTGGCACTATTGTAGAAACTGGCAATGTGCCGGTGACTGATACTGCCTCTACCCTTAATCACGAACTTGCCAGCAGCATTTCTCTTGACAAATATGTGTGTCTTGCAAGGCATAGCGGATTCTGGGGATACTGGGCGGGTGTAGAAAATATACAGAACCTACCACCTGCTTTTGTGCTTAAATCAGGCTTTACCAACCCGATTATTACAGATAGCGGAAACACATACCTGGCAATCTATGCGGAGGGCCTTTTTGAAAGATACCCGGACAGGAACTACATAAATCCTGATTGGGTTGAAGGTGTTTCAAAAGGTAATGCGGTTGCTTCTACCCATGTAAGGCCAAGACTTGTTTTCAAACTCGGTATTGGAGGTTATTACTGGAATGGTACAGAATGGACAACTAATGAGGTAAAGTTCCAAATCGCCCTGGAAAGCAATGAACTTGAATACACAATCATAGGCAAGAAAAAGACATACCCTGGTGATAACTGGAACCAGGAAAGAAAAATACTGAATAATATACCTTGGAGTGATTGGACGGGGTTAAAAGGTTACAAAATCCCTCTGCCTGATTTCCTTGACTTGAACCAGGATATCACATTTGAGGTGTGTATCCAGCCTGAAATCAACCATATGGCAATAGGGAGCCCTTACTATGAGGAAACCTCTGCCGGTGACCAGTCCGCATATTGCTGGGTTAAAGACCTTAGTGTAAAGATTGCAAACAAGCAGATGGATGAGTGGAAGGCCGCTGATGTGATTTATGGTGGAGAAGAGGATGGTTTGATAGATTCAAACTCTGTGATGGAACTGGAAGAGATAACCATGAGAATCACAACTTTCCCAGGGATGGGCAATGTAAGTTATTCAAATGTGGGTGATGCAATAAATGGCGGATTCCTGGAAGGTATCATCGAGAATGACATAGTACCTTCCTACCAATCCCTCAAACCGGAAGAGAACTATCTTAAAAAACTCATTAACCAGTATAGTTCGCAGACCATCAAGGAGGAACTTACTGTGGATATGGATATTGCTCCTTTCCAAAAGATATATGATGCTTACTGGGGAAATACCAAGCACTTTGTCTGGGATGGCACTGAAATCAACCTGAAAGAGGCAAGACAAACAATAACAATAGTACAGACCAAATAATTATGGCGGTTTCATTAAAGACTTATTATATTCCACATACTACGAGAAGAAAGTATGGTGATTTTCCAACCGAAAACATATCAACCTCCACAAACCAGGGTGGTGGCGGTGCTGCAGGTGGTGGCGGAGGGAGTTCCGAGTATATGACTTCCTTCCAGACTGATAATGTGAGTGCCGGTACTTGGACTGTGACCGGGGTCTATTCATTATCCAACCTGCTTGATGGTATTTCAATCAAGGTGAAATTCAACACCGACAGTGATAGTGGCCTTACAGCCAATACCATAGACCTGGGAATCGGGGCGGAAGGAGAAGCAGGAACAACCTTCCCGAAACCTATCTATATCACTCCTGGCCAACTTGTTACCGATGAAATCAAGGAGGGAGATGAACTTATGCTTACCTACCGGAGCAGTCTTTCCGGATGGGTGATAGATGGTTCCAATGAGAGATTTGCCAGGGATTTGTGGGAGTTTTATGACAGCGGCACAATCATCAGCAAGTATAATGTGGCTTCCAGTGGTGATGTGATGGCTTTCGGGGCCGAGGATTATACAGGATTTACCGAGATATCTGTGGTAGATGCACTTACTTCATCCACAACCCCTCACCAGAATTATGCTCTTTCTGCCTATCAGGGTAAGGTGCTTAATGAGAAATTTGATACCAAGCAGGATTTACTTGAGAGCGGTACAAACATCAAGACCATAAATGGACAGTCAATCCTCGGTGAAGGAAATATAGTAATTGAAGGTGGTGGTGGCACCGGTGGAACAGAGTATTATGCAGGAACCGGTATCACGATAGACACAGGGAACACAATCTCTATTTCCCAATCTACCTGGGATATGATAGATGATAAGTATGACAAGACAGGAGGAACAATAAATGGAAATGTGCATGCTACCGGTACTGTGAGTGCTGACGGTGATGTGATGTCCTATGGTGCTTCCTCTGTGGTTCCTTCCGAGTTGAGTGTAATAAACAACCTCAATTCAACTTCTGCGACAGATGCCCTCAGCGCCAATATGGGTCATGAACTATCAACTATGGTAGGAAATAAGCAGGACACCCTGGTAAGTGGAACAAACATCAAGACCATAAACAACCAATCCCTACTTGGTTCTGGAAACATCAATATCCAGGGTGGTGGCGGTACTGAATACACTGGCGGAACCAATATTGGAATCTCCAACTATGTGATTAGTGTGACTGGTACTGTACAAAGTGCAGCATCTGCAACAACAGCGGCCTCTGCAAACACAGCAGCATCGGCAGACACTGCATCATCTGCAACCACGGCCGCTGATAGCCAGAAACTTGATGGACATCCGGGGAGTTATTATGCTACTGCCTCACAGATTACAGATATGGCAGACTTGCTTGATGACAAATATGACAAGACTGGTGGTACTGTAAATGGAAATGTGATTGCAACCGGATATGTTGCGGCCTCCGGAGATGTGATGTCTTATGGTGCATCATCTGCAATTCCTGCAAACCTGACTGTGGTTGACAGTCTGGATGACAAGGACACTACGGGTACACCTCACTATAATTATGCTCTTTCTGCCTACCGGGGAAAAATTCTCAAAGACACCAAACAGGATAAACTCATATGGACGGGCAGCACCAATAACATCAAAACCATAAATGGTCAATCCCTTCAAGGCCCTGGTAATCTTGTTATTCAAGGCGGTGGCGGTGCTGAATATACAGGTGGAACAAATATCGGAATCAGCAATTATGTAATATCTGTCACTGGTACTGTACAGAATGCTGCTACTGCAAATGCTTCTGTAAGACTTGGTACAGGAAACACCTACCATACCATTGAATCCTTGAACCTGACATTGGCCAACAAACTTGGTTCTAATGAAACAGCTGCTGACTCAAACAAACTTGGTGGTGTTGCTGCTGCTGGCTATGCACAGACCGGGGGAACATATAATAACATGACTGTTGGCACAGCCGCTGATTCAAACAAACTCGGTGGTGTAGCAGCCTCAGGCTATGCACAGACCGGGGGAACATATAATAACATGACTGTTGGCACAGCGGCAAACAGTGATAAAGTGGATGGCTGGCATATTAAAGTCGGGGTAACCGGGTCAGACGCAAACACACTATATTTCTTATACTAATATGGCTACTACAACTGTAACAGAAAGCAATATAACAACAAGGGAAGGTACCATTAAAACCATCAAAGCGGCAGGAACACCTATTTACAGGGTTCTTGCCCAGGGGCATATTATCTATGACAGAAAAGATTATGTCTTGACTGCACAAACAGCGACCATCCAGGTTCCAATCACGGGCGGAAGCCTCACATTGACTGGTGTTTATAGCAAATATAGTGGGTACAATAACTCAAATCAGAGGGTAACCAATGCAGATGTGGCTTATACCTATTCACCTACCTCTTTCCCTTCCAATGCCTATAATGAGACTGCCAGGACGGGAAATGTTATAGTATCCCAGGAGAATAGCGGACTTGAGGTGCCAATACCATATTCTCAACCAGCCGATGGTCATGATGAGGGTACTCCTGTTTGTACTTCAATGACAATCACCATAGTAGATGTGCCGGATATCCCTGCCTCTGGTGGTTCGGTAAATAGTTGTGATATCTCTGTCCAGGCAAATGGCTATTTGGACTATGAATGGGCATCTGGTGGCCATTCGGTCGGCCCTGCTACATCTTGGACCTTATCTTCATCTGATTATACTGTGGCTTGGACCGGGGTGACCGCGCAATCAAAAGGAACAACCCCATCACAAAGAACAGAGTTGCAGAACAAACTCATATGTTTGGTAACCCTTAATGCAGACCACTCAATAACAGCAAGAAGAGAGATAACTGTGTATCAACAGGCCAATATTGTTGAGGGTTACACTCCATGGGAATACGAAATGTATGTCAACACAAATGTCACCGGCCAATATCCTGCTGCTGGTGGTGTTATCACAGTCGAATACAGTGGCCAGGAAAAACACAAACCTATCTATACATCAACCGCCACTGGCTCTACTTATGAGTATGCTACAATCGGTTGCGACTTGACATCAACCTATGGTACAATTGCAAATCCATCTGTAACAGGTATAGGAACCACAACCCTGACCCTTGGGCCTAACACTACCGGAAACAGGACAGTCACTATCACACTTGCCTATGAGTATGATGCTACCAAAAAGGCAACTACCTCATTTGTACAGACTTACAGCACATATTCTTATGCTTACAGCTATTTGAGTAACTATACAGGAAATGGTCAGCTGAATACCTGGGGCCAAGTGCATGGTGTCTCCCAGGACATATCAAATTGGGCGAGGCCTATACAAGATGTCTATGCGGTGACAGAGGCTGGAAATACAGTATACAGGACAGGTACAACCTCATCTGCAAATGCTGTCCAACCAGATACCTATTTTTACAATAATGACAACTATACCTTCCACACCAGGAATGTAACAACCTCAGGGGCAGAAGGAACAGAACACCTTTGGTACAAGAATCCAACTTTCTCATTTACAGTACCTTCAACAATCCCTGCAAGTGCAACCACATTTACCATGTCAGGTAGCACATCATATGTGAAATATTATGTGACTGTCTATGAGGCTGGTTCACCAATTATGAATAAGACCCTTTACACCGGAGGAAATCTGACGGTGCAATGCGGTGCCAATACTTCAACAGCCACAACAAGGGTATTTACGGTGAGTTTTGAGGATTACTACAATGCAGAGAATGCTGAAATGAACAGCAAGCAGGTAACCCAAGAAGCGAAAGTGGCCAACAGCATCAGTGTGGATATCAATGAGTGGACTATCTGTACTAACACAATCCCTGGTGCTCGTGCAAACTTTGTAGTGACAAGTGTTGGTGGCGGCTGGAATGCAAGTTATGACTCAAGATACTTTACAGTCTCACCAGCATCAGGTTCCGAAGGTGATACAAGGGTGACTGTGACAGCAATTGCCCAGGGCCCGGATGGTATAACAGTAGATTTTGTTCATTCAATCTTATCTGTGGGTAGAGCAAGAGTTGATATTATTTATGATACAAGTTGCTAATGTCAGCAAAGAATAATCCTTTTAATAAAAAGATAATATGACGAAATTAGGTACAGGAGTCACTTTAATACAAATAGCAAACACACTGGGATATTATGCGAACCCAATCCTTCTATCCAGGCTTGTGAACCACATAAACCTGAACAAGTGGTCAAGGTGCAAGCCTGTGGCATATTCAAAAACAATAGAGAGCAAGGCAACCACAACAGAATTGGAGGCCTGGATGGATTCAATCGGCTGGGGCTTTGAGATGGATAGTGTATTGCCGATGAACACAGATGCTGAGACCTATGGGAGTGCAATCACTGTATCCCAGGGTGAGTGTTGGCATTATTCAGGAATGACACCGACACAAGATTATCCGGGGAGGTCAGGTGACTTCAGGCACTACAACACAGATGCTGAATGCCCTTTTCTCCCGGTGGAACTCTATTACTATGTGCCTGGTGTTGAATATCACTATGGGCCTAGAATCCAATTGAAATGGGGAAAGAACCTTAGCCAGAATGTAGAAATCGACCCATATAAACAGACCACACTCCGGGGAAACTATCATATCCTATTGAGAAAACTTGGGGCCACAACCGGAGCAACTATGGCTTCATCTGCTGTCACGGAAAATTTTACTGCCATGACCACCACAAACATCACTATGGAGTCTGGTGATACGGGAACATACGAAGTCTGTGCTGCAATAGCGAGAAGCGGAGGAAATCATGAAATATATCCTCTCCCAGAGACATATACAAAATTCACAGTAAGGAACCAGACAGAAGAAGAATATGCAGGGCTATCACTTGTCAATCAGTGCTATATGACCAAGAACAGTACTGTTGGGCAACTCACAGTCAAATTGAAAGTCACCAACTTAACCAATGCTGCCATAACAGCAATTGTGGGTTGCAATATTTATGACAATAGAAATAATGTGGTCTGGCAGAAACTAAATCATAGTGTCTCAGTACCGGCAAATTCATCAGTCACCCTTTATGGTAATGAGAACCAAAACTTTGTTACTACTGACCCAGGGCCGATAAGGGTTGAGGATGTCGGTCCATCTGGAACTTTCAGACCGCCTATTACAGCATCAACCAGGGCAAAGAACTCTCTCAAATCAGATGTGGAACTAATAAGAAGTGCAACAATCTTGAACTCATGAAGAACATAGTACCCTGGGCACTTGTGATTATATTGGCAGGTCTTCTCATTTATGTGTGGATGAAAGAGCCGAAAGTAATAACCAATACAGTGATTGAGCATAAGACAGACACCCTCCACCACTGGTACCCTGTCACCAAGTATGTGACTATCAAGGACTTTGAGTTTTTTGAATTCCATAAAGACTCCCTGATTTATATTGGAAAGACTGATTCGGTGGCTGTACCCATCCCAATTGAGCAGAGAACCTACACTGATGATTCTACATATTACGCAAAGGTCTCTGGCTATCATGCTTGCCTTGACTACATAGAAGTATATCAAAAAACTACGACCATAGAGAGAACCTTGGAAAGGAAACCCCTATTGGTTGTAGGTCCTTCTGTGTCCCTGGGCTATGACCCAATCAGCAAGACCTGCAATACCACCATTGGTCTAGCTGTCACAGTACCAATTTTCACTTGGTATAAAAAATAACCGGGCCGCCATTTAAAATTATTTCGCTACTGTGACCGGTTAGAACCCCTGGGCTATGCTGATGATGATAGGCATATTTCCCCCAGGGGTTCATCTTGTGTCCGCCGCCAGAACCCCTTTTTAGGTAAAAAGAGATATGGATAAGAGAAGTAAAATCATGATGGCTGTATGGATGGTTTTGGCCATTGCAGCATTTGTTTCAAGTTTTTATTGCCCGATTGTACCTATGATTATCGGGCTGTGCTTTGGAAGTATGAATATCGGAGTGATACTCGCACTGATTGCGGCACTTATCGAGACTAGAAAAGAAAATAAGAAACAAAAAGCAGAAAGCGATGGGATGTCCATGTAAGGCCAGGAAGAAACTTCAGCAAGCACAGAAACCTGCTGAGGCTCCAAAGAAGGAAGAAACTGAAAAGAAATAATGAAAGAATCAGGTCAGGCAAAAGAGAAAAGAGAAGAAAGGAAATCAAAGGTAAGCACAATATCCTTCTTCATCTGCCTGGGTATTAGTATTGTGCTTATGGTCGGTGGGGCTATTGTTCCTCCTCCTTTTGTTATAGATGCCACCATATTCAAGGCGGTGGGCTGGCTATTCGGCTTTGCTGCCCTTGGCCAATTACCAGCAATTCTTGATGCTGACAAATGGGCCAAAATCAGCCACGGAAACACCACTGTCATAGTCGGTGATAAGGATGATATGGACCGGAACAGGCATATCAGGGTAGGCAGAGGTGGCTATATGGAATATGATTCAGAACCTGAACCTGACCCGATAACAGAGGAAACTGAGGAAGTGGATGAAGTATAACTACCCCAGGAGTAATTGTAAAAAAAAGAGAAAGATGATAGTCAAAAAGATATTACTCTCCCCAGGTCATGGGATAAACACACCTGGCAAGAGAAGCCCAGATGGAAGTCTTCTGGAGTGGAAATTCAACCGCCAACTTGTCAAAAAGATTGCAGAGGGTCTTGATGAAGAACACATACCCTATATGCTTTTGGATATGGGCACCACAGATGTCACACTCCAGGGCAGGGTAGCGAGAGCCAATACTTTCGGCCGGGATTGTCTATACATATCAGTCCACGGAAATGCAGCAGGAAATGGAAAGGATTTCAATAAAGCAGAGGGCTGGGAGGCTTTTACATCAAAGGGAACCACAAAGTCTGATGCAATGTGCGAGATATTCTGCAAGAAAGCAGAGGAAATCCTTGTACCAATGGGCTGTAAGATTAGAAAAGCATCTGCAAAGAAAGCCGGGAAAGATGAAAATTTCTTCGTACTCAAAAATACCATAATGCCTTCAATTCTCACTGAAAACCTCTTCTACACAAACCTGTTTGATATTGAGATAATGAAATCCGAGGAAGGAATAGCAGCCCTGGCCAGGGTTCATGTCGAGGCAATAAAGGAGATTTACAATAAAGAGTTCTGATGAGAAGGGTATTAGTTTATTTTGCCCTGGGGCTGTTAGTTTTTGGGTGCGGTCAATTTAAAAAAGAGGCTATTTTAGACACTTTCCCAATTTTTGCGATATTTTTTTAAAAACTTTCCCGATTTTCGTGATATTTATTTATAAATAAAAACCTTTTCTGTATATTTGCGAAAAAGAGACATAAAACCTGGTGAAGTTGTTGTCCACTTTTAGACGGAGCCGGGGTTAAATAAGAAGAATAGAAACCTGGAATAGGCGAGTACGGGAGTGGACACCCGGAAAACCTGTTTCAGGGTTTTTATTATATTATGGCGAATGTGAAACATAAGTTTAATTTTGACAATCTTGGAGGGTACTGTGTTATCCCAAGTGTGGTGATGAAGTCAAACAAAATCGGAAGTCCAGCGAAGAAGGTTCTCTGTTACCTGATGACACTTTGGACCAGCACAACAGAAATTCACCCAAGTGTACCGACAATTGCTAATGCAACAGACCAGGGCGAGCGGAGTGTCAAATATGCAATCAGGGAACTCATAGACCATGGGTTAATAAAGATAGCCCAGCGAGGAAATGGCCCAGGGCACTCCAATTCCTATGTTGTGAATGCATCTGCTATCAACAGGTTCTTCGACTGCGAGATACTGATTGATGAGGCCAAGAAACAAGAGAATAAAAAGAAAATAGAAATAAAGCATATCTCAAATGGAAAAGATTTGCTTGTTAAGTACGCAAAAGAACATAGAAATAACCCAACAAAGGCCGAGTCGAAGGTCTGGAAATTCTTAAAAAGAAGTGGTGTTAATCATACTTTCCAGGACCCTATTAGGATACCGAATGAAAATGCTAATTACATAATTGACTTTACCTTGAAAAGCAAAACACTTGGTAAAACAATAGCGATTGAAGTTGACGGTGGATACCATAATGATAAATCACAGCAAGAGAAGGACAATAAAAGAGACCATCTGCTTGAAAAATGTGGGTGGGCAGTGGTAAGGTTGACGAATGATGAGGTTGAAAATAATCTATATGAACACTTTTTTCGTAAGATGAAGGGATTGGGTGCTTTTGATATCCTGAATAAAATAAGTATTGCTCATAATAAAAACTGCGCATAAAAGGGGTGCAGATTTGCACCACTTATGATACAAAGGGGTGCAGATTTGCCCGGAGGGGGGTGCAGATTTGCTTGGTAAAGGGGTGCAGATTTGCCCCACAGAGAAAGATAGATATAAATAATAGTTTAAACAAAGTTGGGATATGGAAAAAATTGAAAATGCTGGAGAGAGAAATCCAAAAGAACAAAGACTTGAGACCAGGATACCAGATGAGTTACTTGAGAAAAAAGACCTGTCTCTCAATGCAAAGGTAGTTCTTGCAAAGATACTTGGGTTATGGAAGAGTACCAAACATGTATTCATAAGTAATGAAAGGCTGGCCCAGTTGTTAGGTGGTGTGAGCACAGATACCGTAAAGAGAGCAAAGAGAGAACTCACCAACCTTGGGCTAATCAAGATTACCCAGGAAGAGAAGGGTAAGGGGCACTTGGCTAACACCCAGGTTATGGAATCAAAGGTAAATGACTACCTTGGGTTCAAATACTTCAAGGTTCCTAGTGATTGTCTTGCCAGGTGGCACAAGTTACCTGACTTGCTCTTGTTCAAGGACGAGAAGTTTGCAAAACAAGCCATAAGTTGGTTGGCAGGGGAATGCGGTGGTAGGGATAAAATACCCCAGCACTTCCTTGATGAGATAAAAACACTCCAAGAGAAGGCTATGAAAGAGAAACTGACCTACGATGAGTATAAGTTGGCACACAGCGAAGCAAACAAGCAATAGATATGAGAAAGACCAAGAAACAAAAAGAGCCCAGGGAGAAAACCAGACACCCGGAGGCAAACTATGAGCACAAGAAGAACTGGCTCGAGGAGACTGCAAGAGGCAAAAGGGATACGGTGAAGCCAGATTGCCAGATACTGATGAACTACCTTGATGAGATTGGCTTGCAGTACGAGCATAGACCCGCTATCATGTTGAAAGACATAGACAGGTGCAAGGGCTATATCCCAGACCTGGTTTTTCATCATCCGGCCGCTGATGTGATTGTGGATTTTGTGAAGCCCAGCAAGTACTTTTCCTGGGATTATTACAAGACAAAGGCAGCGGACCTGGAGGGTGACGGATATCTTTATTATGTGATAAGGGATGGCGAATTCAAAAATATTCTCCCGGAGGTATTCTTTGAGGAGATAGAAAAAGACATCCCCAGGGGCTGATTTATTTCAAAAAAATTTGTATATTTGCAATGAATGAAGAGGAGTTTCACACACAGAACAATTACTAATGGTTGGGTGCTGTCCAAGTATATCAGGTGTAAGAAGACCTATTGGCTCACCACGCCCCTGGATGTAGATGTGGCTCCTATAAAAGATTATTTGAAAAAACTTCCAGGTAATGGGGTGATAATAGTGGAGGATACTGTCCCCGGAAAGGAGATATGGTTCACCTGTACCTTACCTATAAAAGAAGTGGCCCAGAAAATGGCTGAGATGCTTGGTGTAAAGGAGCCAAAGAAGTACGGTTGTGGCTGTTATGGAGGCAAGAAAAAGAAGATATACAAGTGTGATGCGGAAGGCAATGTGGTGGCGGAATACATGAGTGGGACCGAGGCGGCAAGAGAAAACAACCTTTCACCATCATCCATCTGCAAGAGTGCAAAGACCGGGCGGTTCTTTAATGGGTATAGGTATCACCAATAATTCTTTCTGTCATAATACATAATTCACCCCCTGGGCTAGGCTTATAAATGGTCTGGCCCAGGTCTTTTTTAATAAATAGCACACTTTTCGGCCCCGATTGAAAAAAAATTAAAAAAATTTTCTACCTGGCCTTGAGATAATTGACCCCAGGGTACTATTTATAATTAAGGATATATTATCCGCAATTGCGCCAGATTCCGGACCATTTGAAAAAAATCCCTTATCTTTGCAGTGTGATTCGGAAATAAACCGATAAAGATAATAAGAAAAAGCCAAAGCGCCAAATATAAAATGAATTCCAAAACTTTCTGTATATTTGCAGTGTGAAACAAAAACAAAATTTATTTATAAAACTTTTTTAAACCGGACCACCAGGGGTATAGTGGTAAAAGAAAATGGAAACTAATTCCAAAAACATCGCCGAAATGCAGAAACTTTTCAATCTTGTTTCCGGCAAGGCAAAAAACATCAAGATTCTCAACAACAACATCACCCAGCCGGAAATTCTTTCTGACCCTGTGGTTGTGAGTGACCTTCTTTATGTCCCCGGCCCGGCAGATGTCCCCGGTAACACTCTCATCTTCAACTTCTCCTACACCT